CCCCGGTCGGGGTGGAGTTGGCTTTGTTTTCGCGGCCACAGTAACGGGAGAGGGGGTGGCCGCGTAGAGCGCAGGTCTGCGTTCTAGATTTGGTACAGGCCGCGGGTTGCGGCCGTCGCCTTAGAGGGCGAGGAGTGCGTTGGCGCCTACACGGGTGAGGGCGTCGAAGGCGAGAGGCGCGAGCTTGGCGAAGCCGCCGCGAAGCATGCTCATGAAGTCGTCTCCGGAGGAGATGGCGTGGTTCGCGAGGGCGCCTGCGGTGCGGACGGCCAGCTCAGGGCTGCCGACGCGCCCGGGGACGGGGTCGAGCAGGTCGCTGGCCCCGACGGCGGGAACGGTCTCATAGTTTGCGCAGTAGTCGATGATGTAGTTGCCGCCGGGGACGCCGCCGATCAGAGTAATGACGGGGCTCATCCACTCGTGCTTCGAGGTGCCGTATAAGATGGAGCCGGCGGTGGCGCTGCAAGGGAGGCAGACGAGCCTCATCCCCTCAGCGACGGAGGTCCCAGTCTGGGTGGAGTAGTACGAGTCTCTGACAGAGTCGAAGCTGAAGTTGACGTTGAGCTGGTTATATGCGTTACAGAACTGCGTACTGTGCATGAGGGAGCCGAGGAAATCGCCCTGGCGGACCGTGGCGGGGTTTGCGTCCCGGATGCTGATCATGGCGGACACGAGGATGGTGTTATTTAAAACGACGTTCGTGTTGGAATATGGGAAGACCCCAATATTGGTGGCGGTAAGCGGGGCGCCGACCCAGGAGGAAGCGATCCCTGAGCTGGAGACCCCAGCTTGATTGTAGTAGACGGGGGTGTAGAGCTCTGAGGGTTGCCAGGTCACGACGAGGACGCCCGAGGCGTTGGCAGTGAGGGTCGCGGTCCCGCGGTAGCAGAGTGGCGCTGTGGGAACGGGGAATGGCCGGGGCCACCTGGTGCAGATCCGCTGCTCGGGTGAGAAGAGGCCGGCGATGAACTCTGCTTCGGCCGATTGTCGCCAACGGTTGTAGGCGGCAAGATGGCCACGGTTCATCCGTTTAGGGTTACGAATGATCTCCTTCACGAGGGTTTGCGGTTCGACTGAGGCGAGCGGGGCGGCGACGCGGGTGAAATCCTTTTGGGACGTAGAGTTGGCGGAAGCGAGGGCGCTGGCTCGTGCGCGACGGGCTTGGCGCTGACGACGTCTCCGTGCGGTCTGGTTCTTCGGGTTTCTCTTTGTTGGCATGTTTGTGTGTCCCGACACGATGAAATTCATGAGCGCAGGGGAGATCCAGACAATCTCCTTGCGGTCGAGGAGCTGCCTAAAAACGGGGGCGAATACCTCAGGTTCGAGACGGTGGCCGTACACCGCGCTGATCTGGGAGAGGCAGGCTTCCGCGGTCCCAAGGGCGGGGGTCTGCTGAATTTCGACGTTGTGGGCGTAACGGTATCCGGCGTTAGGCCGCGAGGCCTTCCAGTGGTCAAAACGGCGGTCGTAGAAGAGGTTCTGCTGGGCGGCGTCGAGGACGGCGCTCCGGTGGTCTTTTGGGCGCAACCGGAACTCAGAGGTTCCGAGGTAGTAACGAGAGTTCGCAAGGAATTTCCTGGGGTCGCGGACAAATGCGCTGCCGTGTAGACCGTAGTATATCGTCTTTGAAACGAACTCAAGGCGTGGGTGGTGCTCTTGGACGACGACCTTCTTGCAGATCCAGCCCACGCCGTGCGGTTCGCGGCCGTCGGCGGTCCGGTAGATGAGGTCAGCGGCTGCGCGCCAGCGGGCGAGGTCGGAACGTTCAATATAGGTGAAGAAGTCGTCCCCAGTGATGAGAGAAGCGTGCTTGTCGATGCCGGCGAGCTTGAAGAGCAGCTGATTAACAATGCGGTTCCGACGGCTGTTTCCGTCGGTGGTTTTGGGCCCGTGCCCCGAGGGGGTGGTCCCCCGGAGGCGCACCTCGAGTAGGCGCACCCCGGCGTAGGAATAGCGGAGGGTGACATGACTCGGGGTAGCGGCTCGGAGGGTGATCCTGGTGTGGTCTGGGGTCCACCAGGAGAAGTGGCGCGAGAGATGATCGCACAGGGCGAGCCAGAGCGGCCGGTCGACTGCGGTCTGCATCCAGTGATACTGGAGGGAGTCGAAAGATTTGGCGTCGGTAGACACGCCGACGGGATCCTTAAACCGGGCGCGTTGGCCGCGATCCCACGCGAGATACCAGTCGCTGGTTCGACGGTAGCCGAAATCGGGGTGTTGGTCAGCTTGTTGTCGGAGGGCCACGTGCTGGAGGTAGTGGATGAAAAGGTATTCGAGTCTTAGAGAGCCAATATTGCGAGGGAGAGCTTTCGGGGGGCACCCGGTTATCTTGGCGAACTCTTCGCGCGACTTTGGAAAGGCTTCAATGTACATTCCAGAATGGAGCCCGTCGTAGTCGAAAGTCTGGGCAGGGGAGAATGCAGTCCGGAATATGTTCCAGGACTCGCGATACCGCCGCCGCTTAGACGACTTCCAAAGGGGGTGCGCGGCGAGCCACTCCTCGAAGGGTGTGGGGGGCGGGAACTTTGGGGCGGGGATTTCGAGAGCCAATCGCTCAAATTGCTCTCGAAACCAGGGCGCCGCCTGGGAGTCGGGCGCTAGGTGTCTGTCAATGAGAGCGGAGAGGCCGGCGCAAGGGTGTCTGTGGTTGATCGAGTAGCTCTCCAGTTCGCGCCCTTCGGCGTCAATGAGGCGCGGCCCGGTGCGGATCCCGGTGCCGGCGACGAATCGTTCAGTCTTAGCGGAAAGGGCGATCGAGAACGCGGGCTCAAAACGGGTGTAGGAGGCGACCTGGGGTGACTCGCGAAGGCGGTCAGGGTTCGGCGGGATCGGGTTTACGAGAACGAAGTCACCGGGGCCGGGAGGACGCCTGGCTTCCTCGCGCTTGATCTCGGTTTCGAGACGAGCGAGCTCTTTTGGGGTGCTGTGCCTGAAGCGGGCTACGGCGCCGACGGGCTCAATAACGCTGAGCCAGGGATCGGGGCGGGCAGTGTGGGTGATGAGATCGTCACCGCGGCGCCAGCGCGAGTAGGCGGGGATCAGCCGGAACGCTGCGTAGATCAAGGCAGCAGAGGTCGCGAGGTTGAGGGCGCGCGTCACGGTGCCCCCGAGGGTGAGGACCCGGGTCGTCCAGCCGGCGAGGGCTGTCAGGGGCCGGCGGCACACGCCCGGGACGCGGGCGCTGGCGGCTTCGGCGATCTTGCGCGCCTTGAAGCGGCACCAAGAGGTAAAAGCGACCGCGGCAAGCGCGCAGAGAGAGGAAGCCTCGCGACATAGAGAGCGCAAGAAATACCGAGTGCGGATGGAGAAACGCTCGAGGCATCCGGCGGAGAGACGATAGTCCGAACGGTAAGGGGTGACCTCGAGGGCGAACTGGGCTTGCGCAAGGGCGGCGTAGAGCGAGGAGGTGCTATATTTGGAGACGTCGGGGTACGCGGCGCGTAGGGCGGTGATAGTGATCGAAGGATCCGCCTGGAGCATAGAGATAGCGGTTCGTAGGACTTTCGCGTCGCTAGCCCCGGGAGGAGCGGGACGCCAGGGGATGAGCATGGCGTCGCCCGGGGACACGCGGAATAGGTGCATACGGAGGCCGTCGAAGTCAATGATCCGGAAGTCGCGGGCGAGACAACGGGCGTCGGGAGCGAGGTTCGGGTGCTCGTAATCATTGCCGTTGCCACGAGCGCTCACGACGATAAGGTCACCCTTCGGCTTGACCTTGATCTCCCCGAACATGTAATCGGTCTCACCACTGAGACCGCGGTACTCGTTGTATCGGCCGAGGTGGATTTCGTTAGGCTTCGAAACGATGTCGCGGTAGTAATAGACGGTGTCGGCGTGCAGAAAGAGAGTGAAGGAGCCCTCGGGAGCGGTCCAAGTGGTCCAGGAGGCGCGGTGAGTGTGCCAGACGACTCCGTTGGGAGGTGGGGCGGCTTCCCGGAGATCCTCCCACACAAAACGGTCGTAAGGGTCGGCGTCGAGTCGGCATAGCACCCAGGTGTGGGGGACCCCCGCTTGAGCGAGCCGACGACTGAAATGAGCGCGGGTCCCGATTTTACCGCCTATGTCAACCACGTTGACCGGGCGTCCGCGAGCCCAGTGGAGCAAATTACCGACGTAATAATTGAAGATGAGCTCGTCGCCGACGTCGCGAAGGAAGGCACTGTTGGGGTGAGGCCCGGGCTCCACGCCGGGAGGGGGGGCGGTCAACTCTCCGACGTGTTCGAGGGGGATCTCGAGGTGCTGGGCGATGACGTCGATGAGGCGCGGCTCGATCGGACCCTTGTGGCGCACAGGAGGGCGGAACTCAGGACGATGATCTGTTTCGTCGCGGTCGATTGGATCGTTGTGGGCGGCGCGCGGGGCCTCAACGTAGATGCCAGGTTGCTCGAAATTCGGGAGAACGACCGGCATCCCGTTCCGGTGGCGTTCCTGGAAGACGCGGCGAAATTCGGCAGTATGGGGGCGCGCTTGCATGCCGACGGGGCGGTCGAGCTGACTGGGAGCTTTGTGACAACGGGGTTTCGGGAGGTCAGGCGGTGTGATCGGGGCCGGCCCAGGCACCACGGGGGTGGGCTGGTTGGCGAGGACTGCGAAGCCGGGCTCAAATGGATTCGTGAAGAGGGGAGCCTGCTCGACGGCGTTGATCTCGTCAGGAGTGAGCGGCCGCAAAACCTTCACGTGACCGGAGCGCTCGGCGTACCGGACCCAGAGTTGTGCCTGTTTTACCTCGGTGTTGTCGTCGAAGATCCCAGCATTGAACAAGGCTGCGGGCGGGAGCGAAAAACGTCCGGCCGCGACGGCCTCGAGATACTGGTTCGTGGCATACTCGGCGTGGCGGATCACGGGACGCTTGTTAAGAAGTAGATGCATTATAGAAATGGACTCGTTAATGACCTTAGGATCAGCCTGGAGGGGGGTGTAGTACCACGAAGCCAGCATGACGTTGACGGCGTGCTTGTATTGCGGCCAAGTGTGGACGTAGGTCAGGCGGTCGTCGACGGGGCAGGGTATTGTGGGCTCGCGCGGGGGAAGCCGAGAGGTCGGGAACCGAATGACAAACTCGGGGTCTTTGCCTTTGTACTGGTGGACCTTCTCATGTCGCACGGTGGCGGGGCCGGCAGGCATTTCGGTGTAGCCAGCGAAAGCGAGGGAGGCGCCCTCGCCGCCGACGGGGTTCCAGGGGAGCGCCCCCGGAACGGAGCCGTCGACGCCGGCGTTCTCGGTGGCGAAGAGAAGTTCGGCATCGGCCACCGAGATAGCGAGGAGGACGTGGCCGTCATGGATGAAGACACCCGAAAGATGTCGCCCTCTGATACTGGAGAGGGGCCGGTGAGCGGAGAGACCGTACTCATAGAGTAGAGCGCAAAGGGTCCCCTCCTGGAGGATCATCTCGGGGCAGCGCCCCAGAGTGGGATACCGCCCACTGAAGAGCTTGATAAGAGCGAAGAGCGCAAGCCAGCCGCATTGGCCGTCATGAGTCTCGAAGTAGTGGACGGAATTCCGGGGGCGCTCGGCCATGGCGTAGCGCAGCCGCTCGAGGATGGCGAGAGGGTAGCGACTCCTCGCCTCCCAGGTGAGGGGCCCCTCGAGGGGGTCACCAATAACGCTGACGTAACGGCCTGAGGAGTCTCTCCGGGGCTCGATGAAGACCGGGTCCGACTCGGGGATTACTATTTTGTGGTGCTCTTCGAAGGTCAGCTTGACGGCATTCATGGGGCGGGCCGGCCAGACGGGGAGCGCGGGGGCCGCCAGGGCGTCGTAGTTGCGTCGCTGCAAGTCGTCGGGTTGCCAACGCGTGCGCTGCTTGGCGCCCAAGGGGCGGGCGTAGTCCTCATCCCAAGCCCAGTCCCACTGGTCGCGGGTCTCGGTCGAGCTGCTTAGATGGCACGTCGTGGAGACGGCTGAGGGCAAACGCCGGGCGGACTCGAGCGGAACCGGGGCCGGGGTCCGGGGGACTGTTTTCTGCGTGCGCGAGGGGGGGAGGGTCACGGGGGCATAGCCGTGAACCTCAGAGGGCCAGTCGCCCCACTCGCGGAGTATCCGGGGGTCGGGGCCGCGTTTTGGGAATAACGCAGCCCGTGAATCAGGGGTGCGGTGGGGGTCACGAGCCCACCGCTCGGCAGAGAAACGTTTCGACGAG